ATTATATAAAACGCGTTGTACTATATTTGTATTATCGTGATCTATTTCATAATAACCATATTCAAGTTGAGATTCTTGATTTAATTGAAAATTTGGTTTTTTCGGTTTATTTACTTGATTTAACCTTTCATCTCTACGAGAAGTCATTGGAGCTTCTGCTGCCATCATTGTTCGCATCTTTCTTCTAGTTGGCATAATTATCTCACAATCTTAAACAACGGTTCTACATCTAAATATTGTACTGAATTTTCATATAGCAAATCTGGTACTTTGAATTGAAGTCTATAATATCTTTCAGGAAATAACCCTGTAGTATCTATATCAATATAATGACCAACTGAACCTGTACAAGCTAATAAAGTTCCGGTGCTATCATATGGTATAGCTGTTTCACCAGTTGCGTTATCTATAACACTATATAATGTACCTGATGGTAAATTCCATTTTGTTGTAGTGCTAACTGCTCCTGTTTGAGATCTAGTTGGATATTTTGGTTCAGGTATAATTTCTACTCTTACTTCTGAATTTTGTATATACTCTGGTGCTAGTAAAGCTCCTATAACTGGATTGTCACTACCTACAAGTGTTGTCATTCCAACTCGATTAAATGTTGGTGTATCATCAAATCTAGCTTCAATTCTAGGTGGATAAATAGTATGAGTTTCTCGCGAGTAATAACTTAATGAGCCATATTCTACCGCATCAGTTTCTTGCGATCCACTTCTCTTTACTAATAAACCATAATTGGTTATTGTTCCATCATGCCAAGCTTTTACCATATCAGTTATATCTACTTCTATATCACCTTGAACATTACTAAATGATTGAGATGCTGCTTTTAGATCTAATATATTAGTAAACTCGTATATATGGCCACCTACAGCTGACCATTGACTGCCGTCAGTAATACCGTGTCTATATGTCCAGCTACAACCTTCTGTAGTAGTTGGTACGTTAGTCTTTCTACCTAATCCCATAGTCCAGGATTGTCTTAATGGATGTACACTTATTGAGTAATCTGAAGGTACATCAGTCTCTTCAGATATATACATTTTAAGATAATACTTAAGACTACCAGAAGCAGTATCAGTAGTTATTCCTCGTGATGATAATGATGCAGATAATTCTGTTGTATCAAATTGTAATATAGCTCTTGATCGTTTAACTCCAGCTCCACCAGATGCAGAAATAGCTTTTTCTATTTCTAAAATCTCATCAATACCTGTATTTACACTAGCTGAATTTTCATATAGTGTTGCATCTTTTGTTGGATATATTGTTTTTATCATAATGTTCCCTAGTATGTAATTACTTTACCTTGTATATCTTTATCAGGATATTTTATTTCGAAAACAGACGGATCTAATGATGGATATATTACACTGTTATATGTACCTTGTTCAATATTATACCTGTGAGAAGAATAATCTCCTCCATATAAGTTCTTTACCTTTACATCAATAACAGATTGTACACCCATAACATCTGCTAAACAAATATATAAATCTTTCTCATAAATTGGTGTATGAAAACTAATCTTATCTATATGTAATTTATTTTTTAATGCATCAATTGCTCGTATTAAAACTACATTAGAATTGTGACCTGGAGTAACTGTTATTGCAAAATCTATACCTATATTAACTATATAACCATCTTTAATATTTACTGCATCTGTTAATAATCTATACTGAGATAAATATGTTCTTAAATTCTCTTTAGCTGCGTTAGATAGTGTTGTTAAATTTTTACTCTTATCATATGTCAGTGTATATAAGTTTATAGCTAATGGATTTGATAATGGTTTTCCGTCTTCAGTCAATTGTTCATCAGAAGCTACAAAAGCTTTAGCTACTGTTCCAAATCTAGATGGCATACCTAAAGTACGTACAATATAATCTTCCTTAGTAACAACCCTATTTTGTGTTGCATAGTGAGCTAATGCATTATTACGAACTGATTCAACATCTTCTTGAGCTGTACCTCCTGTAGCAGCATCTAAATTTGTACATGTTATAGAATCTGTAACTCCTGTTTTTGTTCCCGTAACAAGGGTTGCTGATGCATCATAACTTACAGTTTTATTTGTAATAGTTGTTATTTCTGAATTACCTATATTTGCATCTAATCCATATCCTTGAGTATATGTTACTGTTAATGTTGTATTTGATGGAGCTTGTCCGTAAGTATCTGTATATAGAAAATTAGCAGGATCAAAAGATTTATCTAGACTAGATACACTTCCAGGTAAATTTGATCCTACATTTTCAGGGTTAGGTATAAACGACTCATCTGGATCATTACTAATACCAGCACCAAATTTTAGTTCTATTTTATCTTCAGAAGTTATACGTGTTATAAATCGTCGTTTAGCAGTTTTTAGCTTAAGTATATATGGTACTTCATTTACATCTTCTGATAGTGTAGGATCGTTAGCTACACTGTTTACAGTTTCGTCAAATACAGTTTCTTGAGCTAAGTATGGTACTTCTAACCATTCATTACCATCAGAATCTATAACACTCTCAATAGTTTGTACTTTTGTATCATCTAAAAGAAAGGTTGCATATTCTTTTGAACCACCTACAGGTATATCTTTTATTTTACGTTGACCGCTCATTACAGGTACTGTTTTTGTTAATAAGTATTGTTCAGGTCTACCAGTTGTAGCATTAGTATTATATACTGTTACTTGTGTAGGGTCTACTGAACTAGAAAAACTGTAATCAACTGCTTTAGTGGTAGTAAATTGCATACCCGTTACTGTCTCAACTACCATACCTCTCTCTATACGAGGAGCATAATCCCAATCAGGTTTTACACTGGTTCCAGTTCCTGTTCTAGGTATTAAACAATATACAGTTAATTTTGTTGTTGCAGGTGAGCATATGTTTGGTTTATATCCAAATGCTTGAGCTATAGAGTATATATTAGATTTTTCTTGAGCTCTATGTAGCAT